GTGAGTACGCCAGAGGTTTATCCGACTGGTTGGTGAGCGGAAGCGTAACGGCCATTCATGCCAGCGAATTTTCAGTTAGCAGTGACGAAGGCTTTGCTGGAACGGCAGATGCGTTGATCGATACGCCATTGGGTCTGACGATTTGCGATTTCAAAACGAGCAGCCGTGAGACTGATAAGCCTGAGGCATGGTTGAAGGATCACCAGGACCAGCTCGGGGCATACTCGCTTGCCCTACGAGAGCGGTCTGGTTTGCGTTGCACTGCTGGAGCGGTAGTGATTGCGAAGCCGACTGGCTCAGTGCAGTTGAGGATGTTGACGGAGCTGGAGCTGCGGGGTTGCGAGGCTCGATGGACGGAACGAAATAATCTCTACAAAGAGATGTTGTTGAGCGGCGAGGTTATGTAGTGGAGGAAGCGTTAGAGCTGATCTATCGCGGCAAGTGCAACGTGGCAGTGAAGGCAAAAGAAATAGGCGTCTCAACTGAAGAGCTGAAGCGCCTGTTTCGGGTTTATGCGATGCAGCGCCCTATCGATGAGGATGTTTGGCGCGGGGACGTGGAACTAGGTTGGCCCTGGGCTTAAAGGGAAGTGTTTACAGACGGCATCGCAAAGAGCTGTCGAAAGGTACTCAGGAGATTCTCTTGAGTCATAGCCTTCAACAATCGTGATGATGTCTTCCATAAGTTGTTCACGAGCAAGGCAGAGGGCTGCCAAATCTGATTTCATGCTTCTGTACACTCCTGCATAGCTCTACGTTCGTAGTAGCGCTTCAGGCGTAAACAGTCATTGGACTGATCGGGGTTGCCTTGTCGATCAAAGATACGTGCCCTAGCTGTCTCGTAACGGATGGCTTTAGGCAGGAGATCTGTTGGAACGCGAGACCCTTCTGGAGAGTATTTGTTGCCGTTGAGGATGCTGCTCATGAGTTGTACTTCTGGTTGTAAGCGGCAGTGTGCATTTCATCCAGGGTGACGGGAGGTTCACCGCCTGAGTCATCCCAAAGGTGGTCAGGAGACGGATCAGCGTCAAGCTCATTCTGCAAATGAGGAATGATCAAATCCTCCAGCAGATGTCGCATGGAGGTGGTGAGATGTTCATCCATCATGTGGCGTTTATCTTCCCGCTCGATAACAGCCTTGAGCTGCTGGAGCGTGGATTCGATGACGGCGTATTCGTTTTTCATTTGAGGCTCCGGTTGCGCTCTGCATCGCTGGGGATGGAACGGTCTAGTTCATCTTGTTCTTGAAGCCACTCCATCATTTCGATTTCAGCGTCTGACGGCGGCCAGGGGTCTTCGTATTCGGAGGGGAGCAGATCTCTGGGATCATCGTTGCGGATGGTTGTCATGGCTATCGACGAAGGATTGGATGCGACGTTGGATGGAGCGGAGGATGAAGGAGCGGCGGCAATCTTTCCACCCGGCATGTTCAAGAAAATCAAGCTCCCAATCGATTGAATCGACCAGGAGCGAGTAATCGTGAACTGACAGGTCAGGATGAGACGAGTTGTTCATGTTCTGCCAGGCAATGCGGGCATGTTGGAGCGATTAGGGGCTTCTGAGTGACCATGGCAACAGCGAGCATGGCTGCAACCCGATGAGGCGGTTGATCCTCAGTGAATCGCAAGACTTGATCATTACCTAATTCGTCTCGAACAACCAAACCCTCAGTGACTACTACCACCAGGGTTTGTTTGGCACGTTTGAATGAAACGCGGGAGCGTTGGATGTTGAGCTGACAGAACATGACACCGATACCCATTTGGGGATGTGGATCGGTGAATTTGAGGCCAAAATTGTAGCCGAGGTTTAGGTCGGCATACTCCAGGGCCGCTTCCAGGGTGTGGAGGAACTCCTGGACGTTATCGGACAGTGGTGGAACGGAACTCATCGTTTTGTGTGTTTAAGGACGTTGAAGCAAAGATCTTGGAGATCCTTATTTAGAACAGTTGTATCGCCGCATTTTGCGGCTTCTAGCTGATCTCTAAGTACCTCCTCAGCATCAGCACGTAGTTGGCGTTTCGTGCCGTTATCCCACGGTTCATCGAGCGTAGAGATGAACTCGCGGAAGTAGTTGTACGAGCTACGTTCCGAGACTCCATAGTCGTCCACCAGTATGGAGACGATCTCCTTGCGGGAGTGATCATCCTCATAAAGCTCCTTAATTTTCTGAAGACAGAGGTCATGAGTGGCTTGTTGTTCATTGGAGCGGGGCATTGCAAGGTGCAATTTGCAAGGTCAGATCAATAAAACTCAGAGAAGGGATTCTTTCTGCTGTCTGGAACGTCGGCGGCGCCATCGTGTTCAAAGAACTGCCACAGGCGCTTAACAGCGTCACGGTGATACTTCATGACAAGACTTTGAGCGTGATGCCTAGATAGCATGTCGCGATAAAGAGCCAAGGCTGTCAGTGTTTCCATGCTGGTAATGGCCTGATCGTCTTTTTTGTGAGGCTGCCCAAAGTTTGCGATGTGAGTCCATCGGCGGATTGTGTCAGCTTGATCGGGATAGGCTCTACAAGCGGTGATTGCAGCAGCACCGAGATAGTGCGGTGGAGCGGAAGCGAAACCGTCAGGCTTGCCGCCAACGATCAGATCACCGTTGCCATAGGCAAGGATTGCGGTTTTCCATGTTGTTCTTACCTTGTGGCAATGCACCATATATTCGTCTTGCCACCGCTCTCTGATTACATCCGTCCCTGTGTCGTTTACGGTACGTGCGGTAAAAGGTGTATCAAGTATTTTCAGGAGTGAAATTTCGCCTGCGGTGATATCTTCACCGTATGCTGCTTTATATCGTTCATAAGGTCTGCGGTTTTTTGTTGTGTCTACCTGAACTAAGCAATCAATATCGGGCAGGCCGCGTTGAACAATCAGATCGTAACTTTTTTCAGCCATGATGATGGCTTCCATGGTGTGACGACCGTTGATATTCAAGCCCTTTTCATCAAACATGATGTGAGTGATGTGAGGATTGAATGAGCCTGCTTTCATTTTTCGGCTAAGGCCCACTGCGTGGCGCATATTTAATTTGCGCTGGTGCGGATGAAGCTTGCCTAACCACTCTTTACAGAGTTCAGGCGTGACGGTCTCGTAGCCGACAGTTGGCGACATGGTGTTGGAACGTGAGTAGGAAAGCGCTAGCCGTGGTGTCATCCACAGCTATCGAGTAATAGATTATCCTTTATGTGGTGTGCGTCAAGCCGATTCATGTCACCATTCACACAGAATCGCCAATCACCCCTTGGAAATCCCCAATCACCGCGTGGAACGGGTGGACGAGATGACCATCAGCTACATCCTGCGGGCGATCCAGGCGTATGCGTCCACGGCTGAGGGCCGCCAGGGACCGCTGGGCGACAGCCTGTATGGCAGGAAGGCCTATGAAGCGATCGCCCGGCTTGGTGCTGATGGCCGGGCGTTGGTACGGTTTGACTATCAGACTTGAGTCATCTTTACGGGCAGTTGAACCGGGACATAAACCACACCGCAGGTGTCGGCGTTGATGTGTGGTCCCGTCCATTCGTTGTACGCGCAAGGCAGCGCCTTACGGGCACTGGCGCGGACATAGTGCCCGGCTGGTACGGCTTCAGTCGCAGACTCCTCAGTGACTTCAAAAACGTGGCCGGGTTTGACGTGACGGAAGCGGAAAATCTCCGTGTGATGGTACGGAGCAGGAAGTTTGTTCATCGGTTGAAATGGTTCTGAGGTTCAAAGCCCATAGCCCGGCAAATCCGGTCATAGGCGGCTGCTGGCACGTTGGAGTAACACCAGCGCTCGATTGAAACCATCACGGCATATTCCGCCCGCATATTGGTATATGCGTCGATATGTTTGCCGGTGCTGTAATGATTCAGCCCGGCAGCCGTGGCGAAGCGGTCAAACCGCCTCGCGTGTTCCCTGGCGATCTTCAGACATTTTCTGATGTCGCCGTCGGTGTGCTGGTACGTTGCGATGAAATGTTCAGACATCAGCAGATCGCAGTCGCGCGGGTGTTGTAAACCTGTTCAATTGGATAACGAGAGCCCCGCATCTCGTCTTCGCTGTAGACGTACAGAGCACAGCCCCTGGGATCCTGTTGGTGAAACACCTTTAGGCCAAACCTGGCCGCAGTTCCCCGGGCAAGACTTAGCCAGTGCTCTGGGTCGATTCGTGAATCCGGGTAGTTACACAAATCTTCCGCCCATCGGTGCAGGTTGTGCTCACAACGGCGGAGAATCCGCCAGCTATAACCCGTCATCCGGTGAGCTTTGTTCAGATACTGAAAATTGGTCATTAGAGAATGGCTCCGTTGGTTTCGCTTAGGTCATCCCAAATTCCACCGGCATCGATCACCGCTTCCCGTTCTGTCTCGAACGGTCCCACGGCGTCACCGTCCGGCAGGCAACCGGGGAAGCACGGCCACCAATACCAGCCGGGCTCCACTTCCTTACCAGTAAGGGTCAAGCCCTTGATGTCATAGAAGACTTCCAGCGAGCCGTAACCCGTGCCGGAGTCGCTGGCGAACTCGTAATAACTCATCGCGCCACCACCTTGTGAACTTGAGTGTTGCTGTGCTGGAACGGTTGATCGGCAAGCGTCCCCAGGGCGAAACCCCAGACGACAGCGATGCCGACAACAGCCAGGGAGAGGCCCAGGGCCTCCTCCCACTTGTTCTCTGTCTCATAACGGTTCATCAGTACCCCAGCCAGTTGAGAATTAGGTCTCCGTCAAACATGGATTGGTTCCACTCCAGAGATTCGACGAACTCGGCATAATCCGAGCCATGCTCCTTAAAGATCCGCTCAATGGCCCACTCGGGAGCGTTGCCATTGCTATCGCAGACTTCGAGAAATGATTCTTCGTAGGTCATTTGTTGATGATCAGAGGTTGATCGTTTGTCTTCCTTGACACCAGCGCTGGGAGGCACTGAGGAGACGAGACAGCAGCCGGAGAGCGTTGAGAGTCGCCCGTGTCGGCTGCTGCTGGTGCGGAATGACTGTCAGGCTCTGGCCTGAAGCGCCGTGAGGATGGCCTGGCGTTGCTGGCTGTTGAGATGCAAGTACAGGTAATCGCCGTTGGCGTCTTTGATGTCCAAGCCGCTGTGGCTGTTAGAGACCTGAAGCTCTCCTGCTGGTCTGAGCGTGGTCGATGTGTGGCGGTGCATTTCCATTGGTTCGGTTGAGTAGAACACGGGATAGAGCTTCCCCTTTCCCTGTTCAAATAATAGTTCATCCCCTGCCGTTTTGTCTAGTAGTTAATCGCCATTCACGCGAGGCCATTCACGCGAGAGAAGCCAGCCAGCCAGCGCAAGCGCTCGCACCTACCACGCGACCGGCCAGCCTGGCTAGGGGGCAGTGTTGCAAAATGTAACTTTGGTTCACCGTCGCGAGGAACCTGCACATATATCCGCTGAACAGTCGATTAAGTAATAAAAAAGCCCCCGAAGGAGGGGGCAGGGGTTTGAAGTTGTGAGCGTGGGGATCAGTCGCCCTTGTCTTCGATCGAGATTTTAAGTTCAGGCGCTTGAATGTTGACGGTCTCGACGGACTCACCAATAACGCGGCCAATCGAATCAAGCACTTGGCTTGCGGTTTGCAGTTGCCCCTTCTTCAGAGCTTGATGAAACAGCTTGGTGCGCATGTGCTGCAGACGAGCGAGCATGTTGTCGCGGTCTGCTTGCCAGTCTTCATCAACCAACAGTTTGACTTCACGCCAATCGCGCCAAGC